AACCTACTCAATGTAATTAAACCCTTAATTAATCTTAGCTTCGCCGTTACCTTGCCCTTGCGGGTTAAGCGCGGCTTCTAAGAGGTTATTAAGGTTGCGTTGTTCAGCAATAAAATGCTTAATGACGCGTGATTGCATTGCTGTAGATTTTAGGTTGACTTGACGAGATACAATCTTATTGAGGTCCCCGATAGGCGAGATTTTCATACGAAGTAATTCGTCGAAATCCCCCCTATCGAGGGCCCCTTTAAGATTTGAAACCTCCCGTTGTTGTTCGTTTATCGCTACTCGCGATATCCAGACAATCGGGACTCTCATCAAGTCAATCGGAGCGTGGGCTTGGGAACCCATACTCTCGATTCCACCTTTACCAAAGGTTTCACCAGTTAACTGAAAAGTTAAATGTTGAAATCTTTTGTAACGGTTTTCGAGCAGCGCGGCCTTATATTTCATAGTGAAATAACCGAGGTCGTAGACAAGATGATATCTTTGTCTACGTTCGTTTGTTCCACAAGGGAGATAACGAGCGATCCTATCATGCATGTGCTTAATAGCCCATGCAAGATATTCGTGGTCGTAACCTTCCTTAATGATATGTAAGGCCTCGAAATCCATAGCTAACCGTTTAGATTTCGCAAATCTAACGTCATTAGCTAACTGGATGGAGGCAATTAACCCCGGGTAGCTGACAGCGGGAATGTTGAATCCCCTCTCTCTAACGACTATGGTTGTTGACCAAAGAGCAGAAATGCTCTTTACGTTGTCAATCATAGCCGAAAGAGGGAAAGCTGTAATTTCCTTCCCTTTGTGTATAATTCGCTTAGCAAATTCATAAGTATCTTTAGATACTAGTGATTTTGTTTTGTCGATTTGTACACCTAGGGAGGTTATTACAGCCTCGTAGCTGCGCGCCACCTTTTCATTGGCTATCACTATATCATCACCTAAAATACAATAATCCTTGAAATTAGTTCGGTTAAGGACTAATTCAGCGGAGTATTGTACGATTAAGTGGTGACATAGTGAAAATATACTCCATGATGAATAAGCTCCCATCGGCTGGCCAACTGAATACTTAACGTATTCATTGGTCCAGCCGACAAGAAATTCTTCATCACAGAGTATAGAGTGCCATGCTGATGCACGTTCTTCGCCTAACACTTTCGACATAAAGGCTTTCTGTATCGCTACAGGAAACCGATCTGTCGCACCTGTTAGGTCGAAGGAAAAGTATGGTCCAACTTTAGGTAGAATCTCTAGGAACGATCCTTGATTGAAAGTCGCATCAGTCTTAAGGGCCCGTAATTGGTCGAAAGACCAATTATGGATACTCTTAAGAACTGTCTGCGACCACCAATCGAGGATCGCTATGACCCTAGCCTTTCCTTCTGGAGCTTTGACGAATGTAATTCGCCTTAGCGAGTCATTTCTATATTTACCCTGGATTTCTCCTTGGTAGATGTAGTCTTGACTCTTCAGAAGGTAATCTCTAGATTCATAACAGTTATCTAACCAAATACCAAATTTTGGTCCTCCTAATAGCTTTAAATTCTTGCGAAGTTTATCGCTCATTAGGAAGAGCTCATTTGGTATTGTCCAGACAGCTGGTCCTAGAGGTCCTGCCTTTGTTGAACTATGCGGTTCATTCCAAAAAGACTTTGGAGGCACAAAGAAGAATCTTTTATAGTTATCCATAACCCAAGAGCATGCCGCTTTTAAAGCGTCATCGCTCCCAGTATATGGAGCTATAATCGGTTCTATCTTTGGTGCCTTCACATCATCTATAAGATAGCTTATTTGCAGTAATGTAAGTAAGCATCTTATAGTATGATGGTCTTTAAGTTTGACTGCGTTCTTAACATTGATCGTAAAGATCGATGGAAGACCGCTTTTATCAACCTTAAAGAAAGGTCCTTCAGGAATAACGTCATCTGCGAGTGATTTATATAAAATAAGTCTGATGTGTTTAATCAGTCTTATTGTATCTAAACCACCTCGATTTCGATGCTGGTGTGAAATAAAATCTAAAATTACAATGTAATCATTTATGGTTACATTGAGATTCGGTTTATGGTCTTCTTTGTAGTAGTTATAAAAGATCTTAAAAGATCTTTTATAACGTACATAGAGACCCTCTATGCTGGGTTTAATAATTTTTACTTTTGTTTCCATCAGCTTCTTTATTATTGCTCTCGCTATATTGCTATAGGTGCCGCCCAACTAAGCGGGGAGTAAGACAACTGCTTGCGCAGTTTGGGCTAAC